CGTCAATTGAGTTGATGCCTGTAGATAACGTAGAGTATAAAGCTCGACGGGATGCTGCACTACAAAAACCCGGTGCAGTTATTGGTCACGTAACCATTTCAAATTAATATTAAAGGAAGTATATGTTCACAATTATTCTTGCAATTCTCCTGGCTGCTGTTGCCTCTGGAGCACTTTATTTTATCTCGTATGAAAAACGAGAAGCGACTGGTTATGTAACAGTCAATCCGGGTCGTAAATATGCACCATTGCCGTTTTTGCTCGTAGCATTAGCAATTGTTGTAGAGTCATTTACTATTGTTCCTCCAGGACATGTTGGTGTGCAGACTACAATGGGCACAGTGAATCCAACTGCACTACAGGCTGGTGTTAATTGGGTTAATCCAATTAGTTCTGTTAGAGATGTTGAAGTGCGTGTTAAGCGAGCAGACTTAACTGGTGCTAGCGCATCCACTAAAGACTTGCAGCAAGTTCACACTGATGTGGTTGTACAGTATCGTATGAACCCAGAAAAGGTTCCTTACATTTACGGACAATTTGGTCTTAATGTTGATGATAAGATTCTTGGCCCAGGTGTTAACGAAGCGTTCAAAGCGGTAACTGCTCACTACAATAGTGAAGAACTGATTACTAAGCGTGACGTTGTTAGCTCTGAAATCCTAGCACACGTTAAGGAAAAGGTTGCTCCTTTTGATATCGAAGTACAAGGTATTAGTTTGGTTAACTTTGGATTTAGTGCAGATTATCAAAAGGCTATTGAAGCTAAAGTTATTGCTACACAATCTAAATTAAAGGCTGAACAAGACTTGGAACGTATTAAAGTTGAAGCTCAGCAAAGTATTGCTAAGGCAGAAGGCGAAGCAAAGGCTATTGCTATCCAAGCACAAGCTATTCAAACCCAAGGCGGTGCTCAATACGTTCAATTGAAAGCAATTGAAAAATGGGATGGTAACTTGCCAAATGTTATGTCTGGTGCAGTTCCTTTCATTAACGTAGGCAAGTAATATGTGGCGCCAAATAATTTGGCAACGTAGTGGAGGGCACTACATGTTTTGGACAGGTGCCCTCTACTTAGCAGTTGGAATGTACTGCATTTTTGTTAATGACTTTGTGCCGGTTTGGCTTGCACAGACAGTATGGATTACTGTACTATGTTTACCGTTTGCAATTCCGCCATTTGGTAGATGGCTTAACATGGACATTACTTGGGATAGAAATATGTTTAATTTATTCGGCAAGAAAGACAAAGAGTCTAATGTAGTTAAATTTCCAGATCACAGAGAGTACGGAATTGATGATAAGCAAGCACTTCCGTTGCCTGAGAAGAAAGAAGAGCCTGCTAAGATTTTTTATCGGTTAGGTTTAACTGATAATAATCGAGTTGCATTTAGCATGGGGTACAGTGAAATTACAATGAACGCAGCTGGATGCCAACAAATGATCGATCAACTCAACTTTTTTAAGAGTCAACTTCAAGACGAGGGCGGTCCTACTGATGATCCAGATGGTGGTGAACCAGTACCAGTTCCAGAAGAAAAATTAGAAGTTAAGAGTAAAAAGGCAGCATAATGTTAACCGCACAAGAACTTGAAGACATGAGTCATGACTATGAAGAAATGGACATTGAATTCGAGATGGCTAAAGCAGAGTTGCAAGCAATGCGTGATGGCACTATAATTGTTGTACCACGAGATGTAGAACATGCTCGTGCTATGTTTAAGATGGCTTGTTTTTATCTAAGCCAGCATGATAAAGATTTTAATTTAACAATGGAGTAATAATGACGCGACTAATCCCGACAGTTATTGAATCAGAACCAAAAGGCGAACGTGCCTACGACATTTATAGTCGCTTACTTAAAGATCGCATTGTTATGCTAGATTCAGATGTTAATGAACACACATCTAGCGTAATTGTTGCACAACTATTATTTTTGGAGAGTCAAGGAAATGAAGACATTACCTTCTTTATCAATTCACCCGGTGGGTCAGTTACTGCTGGATTGGCAATATACGATACTATGCAGTTCATTAAACCTGATGTGGCTACCTATGTACTTGGTCAAGCCTGCTCTATGGGAAGTTTCCTTGCACAAGCAGGAGCCAAAGGCAAACGATACGTCCTCCCAGAATCACGCACAATGATTCACCGTGTTAGTTCCGGAACTCGTGGAACTAGCGGTAGCGTACACGTACAAGAGCTAGAGTTTGAAGACGCAAAACGTGCTATTGAAGAGTCAATTCGCATTAATAAGCGATTAACTGAACTGTATGTTAAACACAATACTGCGGGCAAAAAGTACGAAGAATTGTTTGAAACTATGAAATTTGACACATTTTTAAGTGCAGACGAAGCAGTTGCATACGGATTAGCTGATAAAGTTATCGAAAAACGTCCTTAATTTAATTTCCGGGTGGGCTACTAAATAATAGTGCTCATCCGGAGATTAAGATGCGTAAGGATTTTAACTGGAGCCTTTTAGACCGTAATAACCTGTACAGTATGCTATACAGCGCAGGTCGAGAGATAGTCGGCAAAAAGTTCGCAATTAACGATCTACAAAAACTATTAAGTACGCATATTAAATCACACCTTCCTGTTAAAGTTGTTAGTAGAAAAAATGACGCTAGTCAAAAGCGTGGGTTAATCTACATGGGCGGAGCATACTATAGCGAATACGATAAACACTATTACACCCGTTTTATTGAAATAGTTCTAAGCTATCACCCAAAAGACACTGCAATTAAAATAACGGAATATCGCTGGGTAAGGTTATGTCAGCTATTTGCTGATACAATCTTACATGAAATTATTCACATGCGTCAGTACCGCAGTAGAAACTTCAAAGCTATCCCAGGTTACGAAAGCACTGCATACTTACACAAACAGCGTGTTGACCAACAATACTACGGCGATCGTGACGAAATGGGTGCCTTTAGTTTTAATATTGCCTGCGATTTAATTGATCGTTTTGGATACGATAGAAACAGGATCCAAAAATATTTGGACAGTATGCAGGCTAAACGTCACAAAAAAACAACATACTACCGCTTCTTAGCAGCGTTTGATTGGAATCATAACCATCCAAGAGTGCGCCAAATGAAGAAAAAGATTGTTCACCAATTAGAATATGCGTATGTTGGCAAGCCATTTAAGACCACAAATCACTTGACTTATTGATAACTAGACTGTATACTACAGTTATTAAAGTTAATCAATGGAGTTTATGTGAGCGATCCTTGCTACCTCGTTATTTCCTCATTAGAAGATCATCCTAGCCGTCTTAACAAAGAAGGCATTATTCTTGCGCAAGCAGAAGCAAGTAATACAGAGTTCTTTGAAGGGTGTCGTCTTGCACTTGACTCTATGATTACTTTTGGTCTTAAACAAATACCGGAGAAAACAAATGAAGATGGCCCTGGCTTACCTTGGGTTGGTTTTACTAGTGTTGTCGAGCGTTTACGTAATCGTGAGCTCACCGGCAACGTTGCCCGCTCTGCTGTTGACGCGATGATGAACACTGCCACTAAGGCAGAATGGAATGGTTGGTACCGCCGTATCCTTATTAAAGACTTACGCTGTGGTACAAGCGAAAAGACCATTAACAAGGTTGTGGAGAAGAAGTATGCTCATTATAGTATCCCTGTGTTTAGTTGCCAGCTTGCTCACGATAGCGCAAATCATGAGACTAAGGTATCTGGAAAGAAACTTATCGAAGTCAAACTTGATGGAGTACGAGTTATTACTATCGTCAGGGCCGATGGGCGTGTTGATATGTTTAGTCGTAACGGCAAAGAGCTTGTCAATTTTCCTCACATAGCAGAACAAATTAGTGCCGTAATTAAAAAGCATGGTACTACTAAGAACGTTGATTTTGTACTTGATGGCGAAGTTATGTCTTCAAGTTTCCAAGACTTAATGAAACAAGTGCATCGAAAAGAAGATGTTCAAGCCAATGATGCTGTACTTCATCTGTTTGATTTCCTTCCACTTGCAGACTTTGAAAAAGGTACTTGGGATAAAGGACAAGAAGAACGTAGTGCAATGTTGTACTACTGGCATAAGACTTACAAAGCAGATATGCCTAACGTAGCAGTTGTAGGTCATGAACTTGTTGACCTGAATGACGCAGAAGGCAAAAAGCGTTTTAAAGAAATTAACCAAGCTGCTATTGATGGTGGTTATGAAGGTATCATGATTAAGGACCCTACTGCTCCTTATGAATGCAAACGGACACACTCTTGGCTGAAGTTGAAGCCTTTCATTGAAGTATCATTGGAGGTAACAGATGTTGAAGAAGGCACTGGTAGAAATGTGGGAAGACTTGGAGCACTCGTTTGCTCCGGACAAGACGACGGGAAGCAAATTACCGTCAATGTTGGTAGTGGCTTTAGCGATGATGATAGAACTGAGTTTTGGAATTCTCGCTCTAGTCTTATTGGTCAAGTTGTTGAAGTGAGGGCAGATGCGGTTACACAAAATCAAGATGGCACTTTTTCTTTACGTTTTCCACGATTTCTCCATTTTAGAGGCTTTGAACATGGCGAGAAAATTTAACATTAGACGAACAATGCACAAGGACATGGTCTACGGATCATTAATGGAACTTGTTAAAAACAGGACTGTTTGGCACGAAAGTACTGTAAGTCCGGAATATAGTCACTTGACAGAAGATGGCAAAGATGCTATTATACATGTCGTTGAAGAAATGTTTCGTGGTATGCAAACAATCCACAATCAAGAACTAAAAGAAGAAGCAAAAAAACAAATGCTAGATGAGTTGAAAAAGTGAAGTTTTTTAAATGGGCGTTCTTAGTATGGTCAGTGTGTGCTACTCTGATCATTCTCATCACGTTTGCAGAATCATATGCAAGGCCCGTTACTGAAACTCACGTTTTTTGCGCATACAATAGACTGTTTGTCGAGTTTGACGAAAACGGCAAACGCTGGGGTACCATTATGTTAGACTACAATGGTAAACCGATATCATGTCATGACGATGATGACATTAAAGTTGAAAATACAATTTAAGGAAAAATAATGACAAATCCGTTTCGTGATCAAGAAAAGTTTATGAAAGCCTGTGATCAAAGCACAGACAATTTTAATGCAGAACAATTTTCTTTATACGTTAAACTAATTGAAGAAGAGTTTAAAGAACTTAAAGTTGCAATCGATAATAACGATAACGTTGAAGTTCTTGACGCACTGCTCGATATTGTAGTTGTTACAATTGGTGCTATGCACAGCATGGGTGCTAATGCCGAGGGCGGATGGAAAGAAGTTATGCGAACTAACTTTGCTAAAATCGACAGCGAAACCGGCAAGGTTCGTAAGCGTGAAGATGGTAAGGTTCTTAAACCGCAAGGCTGGACTCCTCCAGAACTTGCACAGTTTGTTACTAAGGAGTGAGATATGATTTCTGTAGGTATTATCCGTTCTGCTAGTCAGATCAACGAAGCAATGGGCCGTGTTTACGGCTATATGGGGCTTGCTA